GTCCAGAACTTGCCTTGCCTGCCAAACCCGACCAATCCTAACAGTGACCTAACTTGCCCTGCCTGCCAAACCTAACCATACCCGTCCTGAACGGACCAGACCCGAACCTGCCGTCCCGACCTAACCGTGCCTGCCAGACCCCAACTGACCCCATCGGACCATACCGCAACCCGCCACGCCTGCCTCGCCGCACCATTCACGCCTAACCGCCCCGACCTTGCCTGACCTGCCTCACCACGACTCGCATCAACAGACCCGACCTAACTACGCCACGCCTGCCCCACCGAACCAAAACTTTCCAAGCCTTACCCCAACTTACCCTGCCTTAAGATGCCTGCCAGAGCGAACCAAAACAGACCTCGACCTACCCACCCGACCATTCCCCACCTGCCGCACCTAACCGATGCACGCCGGGATCACGCAGACCGTTTTCTGCGGTTAGCGTCGATGGCGTCAACGATGTCTGCAAACTCTTGGTAAGCAGCATATCGAGCGCGCCACATTTTGATCTCACGCCACGCGCGATCAATGATCTCGTCACGCATTTCTTGATTTCGCATGGCGACTTGAATCGGCTCATAACGCGGCGATTCAGCAGCAACGTGAACGAATGCGCGCGTTTCACGTTTCAACGGCTCATCATTGACTTCAGCAACGACAATGCTGCCGATGAGCTTGCGAGCCTGCCACAACCGATGCGCGTCAGCGGCCTTGTCATCGTTCCATTCAAAGCATGGATGCAATGGCGACTTCGGGCTGCTGGCGTCATCGACCACAGCACGCGGCGTGATCTCGCCAACATCTTTTTTGATTTTGCTCAATCGCTCAGCGGCGATCGTCGCGCCAATTGGAAAGCGCGAATCTGCTCGCCATTGATAAATCATCGCCATCGTATCCCCCAATAAAATAGGCGGGGCTCATCACCCCGCCATTATATCACGCAGCGCGCTTTTTACCGCGCATTTCTTCGATGATCTTCATCTCTTGTGCAGTCGCGACGTGGAAGCGACCGTACTGACCATCCTTCTCAGGACGCCATTCGCCAACGCCAACCGCAAAGCCTGCGGTCTGCATGAGGTTCAAGATTTGCTCGGCGCTCATCACGTTGGCGTTGTACTTCACTGCGATCGTGGTGAACCAATTGCGGAACTCGCCACGATAACGAATGTCAGCAGTGCCCATGCCAACGCGCACCATGTCTTCGCGCATGGTCGGCTCGTCACCCTCAATGACAGCGAACTCGCCATCAACGTGAAACGCCTGACGAGCTGCAACCTTGGTCATCGAACCAATGCTGGTGCAAGCCGTGACAGCCGCAGCTTTGAAGCCGATGATCGGGAAGCCATACGATCCGTCCTCAAGAACGTACAGCGACTCGCGGAAGTCGCGCTCAGGGTCTTTCGCCTCTTTGCCAGCGGTAGCTTTTTTCATTTGCTTGTCGAGCATCTGCTTTTTGGCCTTCTCAGACCAGCGATGCACGATCAGTGGCGTATCTCCAATCAGAGTAACATTTACAGTCTCAATTTGAAGCGGCGGAAGAACCACCGTCGTTGTGCTCGCAGCCATCATGCTCTCCTAAGCTCTGCGAATGCGTAGTGCCGCTACGCGCGGTATTTGCACGTTAATGCAAATCTCAACATAACTCAACATCTATTTTCGCATCGAGTTCATCGCGCTGGTCATCTTCAACTCAGCGATCAGCTCTTGGAATTTCTGTTTGACGATCGCACGCCGCGCTTCTCGCTCTTCTGGCGTCTCAACATCCGCCGGCCCGTAAAGCTGTTTCGTCTCATCAGAACGGTCATCGACTGCCCGAGGCATGAGCTTATCCCACTTGAGATCGCACCAGCGTTTAATCTCGGCAATCGAGGGCAGGAAGCTGCTAGTCGAGATGATGCCGGTGCGTGGGTTTATAAGCTCGCCAAGAACCTCAGCCGGATATGGCTCAAGAGTTCTTTCGAGAATCGCTAAAAACTGAGCCATCGCATCAGCATCGACCTTGTTGGAATTTGGATAAGCCGACAGCAAAATCGAAATCGCTTTGCTTGCTTGAGCTTTGGTAGCCATGTCAGTCTCCCAGCAGATCGATCATCGGACGGCGAGAAATCGGCTCGTCCTGTTCCAGCTCCAACGCCTTGCGCGCATACTGCTCGGCGATGGTCATCTTGCGCGGCGGCGGCTCGTCGTTCCAACGATGTTGATTTAGCCAAGTCGCCGGATGAGGGATGAACTGCGGGTCTTTCGGCCAGACGTAATTTCGAGCGCCGGCGAGGATGACATCGGCGGGTGCAACCTTAACAGCCGATCGCCAAGCTTTCTCAGCAGCACCCTTTCCGACCCGCTTCGGATACAGACCCCAAAACTCGGAAAACGAACTATCAGCGAACTTTTGTGAGCGAATATTATTTATATCTGGTTCTTTAATATGGTTATGGATATGGCTATGGATATGAGTAGCATTAGTCGAGGATTGCTCGACGGATGCTCGGAGCATACTCTGAGCATTGCTTGCTGGCTGGCTTAATGAGCTATCCTCTTGATTTTTATTCCATCTCGATGCCGCAGCCTTTTTAGCGCGCTCAACATTCGTTTCTTGCAACGACTTCTGTTTTTGAAGCTCACGATCAATCCGAGCATGAGTCCAGCATTGCTTGAAGAATGCTTGGAGCATCGGTTTCATATCAGCCCATTCGGCGTCCGAACGGCCCGCTATACGAGCCAGACGGCTATCCTCTTGAGGTAAGCCGCCGTGTTGCCAGTAATGAGAGATCAGGCGAAGGTAGGAGACATGCTCGGCGTCAGATAGGTGCGTGGTGTCGCGCCAATAGTCGCCCCAAAACATCGGCATGTACGGCAGTCCCATTGTGTACGCTCCCGTATGCGGTTGCGTGCTAGGACTCGCCCATGATAAAAGGGGTTCAAGTCCAACGCGCGTTGTGCCCGCGTAGTTGGTTTCGAGGCCCATCGGATTCGCCCCCGGTGGGCCTCAGTCTTTCGAGACTACGCCTTCGACTGTCGAAGCGCAAGCATCAACTCAAACATACGGATCGCGGTATACGGAACCGGGCTCGTGCCGGCCAGCCAGCGATAGAACGTGCGAGGGTTCACCTTGCACAAACGGATGGCTTCCGCGTTAGTCATGTTCAAGTCCCAAAGCAGTTTCAGCAGATGCTCACTGCGGGCTTCTTCGTCGGCGCTCAATGGTATGCTCCCAACAAGAAGTTGCGCGCTCCGTCACGGGTGCGGGTGTGCTTGATTTGGCCGTGAACAGACAGCGCCCGCCAGCACTTTTCGCCGCTGGGCAGCTTTCCTTTAACGAACCAGCCGACCTCCCGGCCAAAGTACAAGAGCGTAAAGGTTCCGTCAGTGTTTGGTACGGTGGTGATCGGCATATCAATATCCTCTCTGCTCAAGCTCAACACGGATTTCGTCCAGTGCTTCCTTGCGGGTCATGACATGATTCAACGAGAAGCCTGCGTCCTTGACTCCATACTTGGTCTTGGCTTCTTCGATGAATGTGTCAGCCTCATATCGCGACCCGAAGATAAACGATCGGTTACGGGCGCGATCGGGCGTTCCGATGTCTACGGTGACGTGGTAAATGGTTTTCATGGCGACCTCCTCAGACAGTGGTGACTGAGGAGACGGCTTTGACGCGGATCGTCTCGACCAGCGTGACCTTGGTGCAGGCAGCAACCTGCTCGGCGGTCAGAAGCTCGCGGACGAGCTTGGTGTCGAGGCTGTTTCGCTCGGACAGGCCCAGCGTCACGACGGCGCGGGTGCCGACAATCTCCTCACGGCCTGCGGCCTTGATTTCAGCTTTAACCTCATCGAGGAGACGGGTGAGACCTTCGATTTCGGCCTTGATGTCGGCGTAGCGGTCGGCGAGGGCTGCGATGTTGCTCATTGGCGTATCTCCATGTCAATCTGACAATGGCAATATGCCAGTGGTTTAAAACCATGTCAACAGGCTATCTCAATTTTTCTTGATTTTTTTCCAACCAGCGCAAAGTTTCCAGCGCCGCCTTCAGGTCAGGAAGCCAACTTTCCTTTGCAATCAATACGATAGGGTCGCGTTTGTTTTTGGCGACAAGATCGCGCAGGATGCCGATATGGCCTTCCAAGTTGACGACGGCGCGCTCCACGGCGTCGATCTGGGCATCAAGCGGTATCTTCACCGATCGGCTCCAGCAGAATCAGACACTGCGGGCCTTCCTCGACCCAGCGGGCTTCCAGCCATTCGCAGAGATGGTCGTCCTCGACAATCTTCGCTGACACGATCACGTCCATCGCCGCTTTCAGCAGATTGTCCAAATCGCGCCGGCGCTTGTCAGGGCGAACAAACTGGAACGTCGCCTTGTACTTGCCGGCAATAGCTTTGCTCTTGACCTGAACCGAAGCCTGCCAAATCGCAGCCGTGCGCCATTCGGCATACTTCCCCGATCGATACATGCCGCCGCTTTTAGTGGTCCTCCACAGGCGGTTGATGCTCGGGGGCAGTGGTAGCACTATCTGGATCAACTGGGCGTCTCCGGGCTTCTCTGGCGCTCTGGAGGGCGTGGTATACTTCGGCCTCCGTCGCCAGCAGCCTTGAGGCGATGTCCCGCGTATCCAGCCCTCGATCGAATAGCTCTACCACAAGGCTAGGATCAAGACTGGATTTTTTTCGGCCCATAGATGTCTGGCCTCATCTTCTCGCGGGTGATGCCAGTCTGCGCCTCAATCACCTGAAGGTGTTTGAAGGGCACGCGCTTCCAGTGGCAGACAGCCGCCCTAGAGACGCCGAGGAACCTTGCCAGATTGGCTGCACAGCCAAAGGCGGCGAAGACAGAAAGGAGAATTTCGTCGCGCTGTTTCATGTGAAACATTTTCGGAAAATTGTTTCCTTTTGTCAAAATAAATGTTGACACCCTGTGCATGGCGGCTATGATGTTTAGGTCAGATTGATTTGGAGATACGGCGATGGCCTACGTTACTGACTTCACCTACAAGATCGAAGAGTACACTGTGCCGGCGTTTCCGGGCCTCACCATCACGGAAGGCTGGCTGGAAGTCTGCATCGAGCGTCTTAACGGCGATCTCGACTGGTACATCGAAGGCATTCAGCTTGAGAAGCCTGATGGCAAGGTTGAGGTGTTCCGCAAGGGCTCGTTCCTGTTCGACGCCATCGTCCCCACGTTGCACAAAGACTTCGAGTTTGGCGATCTCGTGATGGCCGAAGCCTACGAGCATATCTAAGGAGAAAATCATGAATATGTCCGACACGATTGGCGAGCTGGCTACGGCCCTCGCCAAGGCCCAAGGTCAAATTGAAGCGGCGTCCAAGGACAAGAGCAACCCTGCGTTCAAGTCTAAGTATGCCGACATCAATTCGCTCAGGGAGGTCATCCGTGAGCCTTTGGCAGTCAACGATCTCGCCGTCATGCAGCTCCCGCGTATGGGCAGCGGCTTTGTGGAGGTTGAGACCATGTTGATCCATAAGTCGGGCGAGTTCATCTCTGAAGTGCTGCGAATGCCTTTAGGAGACCGAACGAACGCTCATGGCGTCGGCTCTGCTCTGACCTACTGCCGGCGCTACTCTTTGTCAGCCATGCTCAATCTGGCTGCTGAAGACGACGACGGAAATGCGGCTGCTGATGTGGTTGCTGCAAACGCCGCGCCCAGAACCTATATCGCGCCCAACAAGCGCGCTCCCGTCGAGGTGGACGATCTTTGATGGAACAGCGCACAGACGAATGGTTCCGCGCCCGCGCCGGCAAAGTAACCGCCAGCAGGGTCGCTGACATCATCGCCAAAACAAAATCCGGATACAGCACCAGCCGTGACAACTACATGGCTGAGCTGATTTGCCAACGTCTGACGGGTGTAGTGGGGGAGTCCTTTCAGAATGCGGCAATGGCGTGGGGGACAAATACCGAGCCTCTTGCTCGCGCGGCGTATGTAAGCGCGAAGGGGACCAGCGTAGAGGAAACCGGGTTTGTCCCCCACCCTACCATTGAGAACGCTGGGGCAAGCCCTGATGGCCTCATTGGTGAGGAAGGTCTCATCGAGATCAAATGCCCGCTAACTAACACGCATATGAACACGATTTTGGAGCAGGAAGTTTCGACCAAGTATCACGTTCAGATGCAATGGCAGATGGCCT